CACCATAGGGAATCAATCCTAATGTAGTGGTATCAGTACTTCCAAGAATAAAATCGGTTTCCCTCAGAGATACAGGTGCTTCACTTTCCAAAACAAGAGGATCACCGATCAACGTCTTATAAGTAGGGGTATTCTTAACTAAATAATGCGTTTCATTAGGCTGAGCAGGCTCCCAACGCAGAATAGAAAATATCTGCAAAACTCCATGTTCAGGAAATTGACGCATAGGCCATCCAACAACCTTATTAACTCCAGCTCTTGATGAATAATCCCCCAGATTATCCTGAGAAGTACCATCCACATCGTAAGCCTGCATCGTTATATCCGTACAAAACACCATACTAGGACGTTGATCAGCATCCGTATTGATATAAGTACCGAATAAATCATCCATAGTATCACGATAACGGTCCGTAGGACGATCGAATTCAATCTTACGTTCACGACCCATTCGCCCCTTCGTCTGAGCCTGAACAAGCAAATCTATCTTATCTGTATCAACCAGAGCAAACCTATAATCCGAAGCAGTTACTTGAGCCACTCGACCGACACTCCAAAAAGTAGGAAGATGGCAACACTCTAACCCAAACTCCCTAAATTCGCTGTTCGCGTCAATCAAATAGTCATCATCATATATAGCAGAAGTATCGCTAGGGTCACGGACATATTGATTATACACATGGATATATGGCACAAGACAGAAGCTGGGCACAGTACCACGCAACGGACCGAATCCAGTACAATCCACAAACCCAGTAGCAACAATGGTCAGGGTATCAAACGTAATTGTTGTATCATAACCTTCATTTACCATATCCACAATCTCCGGAAAATAATGCCTATGTGGAGTATAGAATCCGCATATTGTTAACTTTGGCGTAAATGGTAAAGACTTGCGCAACGGACTCAACTTATATATCCCATTCATTACCCCCTGAATACTATCTCCGGCAGTAACAAGAATCGACTTTAAACACATTAAACGACCAGTAACGCCAATCTGAGCAATCATACAATTTTTTGAATAGTTAAAACGTTTCCGCTTCGGTTTCATTCATACCCCTTTCCGGTGCTGTATCACCGTCATAACCTGTTATAATAACATCCTGCACACGATCAACTGCCGGCATTAGAGCCGGAAACTTATAACCTAAAAAAGCACTACCTAACAACAATAATACCTGAATTACTCTATTAAATTGATTTAATTTCCTTTTACGCTTACGCTTAACTGCAATCATGCTCGATACCCTCCTAAATGATGTACTTTTCTTGGTTTAAATTTACCTTTAGAACCTTTCCGGCCAACTCTAGCACTACCTTTTCTTCCGAATTTACTCATCTATCTCACCTCCCTCCGACTTTATTCTTTCTACATCACGGTATATAATATCAATTTTTGTCTGGAACTGCTTAATAAGAAAATTACTTTCCGCTTGTTCAAAAACATGTAAACATAAACTAATCAGCATTGACGGCGGAATACCGGGATCTTTCTCCTTACCCTTAGCTAACTGCTCTGCTGTACGAGGTCGCTGAATAAATCCGCAGGCCGCAGCCAAATTCATAGGATGGACAAACATACATATAGCCCCGGCGATCATCTCAGCGGGCATTTCATAACGAGCAAGCACCTTATCCGTACCTGCATAAAACAAAGCCTGAAACGTATTGCTTACACGATTCATGTCACCATTGTTCATCCAAGGTTTCGCTTGAGTCAACAACTCAAAATCTGCTTCCTGAACTCCACACGCCTGCACGTAACCACTATATCCACTTTGCACCAACATTTTCATGGCACCAAGTGCCAATTCTACTCTAGGTCGCATCATTTTCTCACCTCATCTATTTTATTTAAATTATATGCACATAAAAAAGCATTTTCCCAATTATCAAACTTAGCCACCATTTTTGGCTTCTCACTCCCCAGTACATACTTAACAACATAATATAAATTCCCATAATTACACCCAATCTTAACCACCGAATATAACTTCATTTTTTTAGTTTCCTATTCTTGTAGTCATAAATTTTTTGAATTGCGTTTAGAATATCATTAATTTGACTAATCGTTTGAAACACTACTTCCTTACTAATCGGTAAATTCTTAAAATTCCACAACATGAAATTTAGGAACTTAACCAAAAGATATATTAAATCGTTTAGTAGTTTTATCATTTGATTATATCCCTTACTTCAAATAAATTAACCTCTGTTTGATTGAACTTCATATACAACAAAGTCCTTAATTCCACCAACTCCTTCTCCATCCGTTCCAACTGGGGAACAACCATATTTAATGCCCCCCAATCATCACACTTATTATTAATACATAAAGACATGGCTTGTTGAAAAATTCCAATTTTTGAACGTAAAGAATCAATTATCATACTCTAACCCCCTAAAACATTTAAATAATTAATTGGTTTTAACCTACCATAAACTTCCATACAAACTTCATCACAAACCTTTTGAATCTTGTTAAATACGACCGTATCTGCTGACACGAGCCGATTTGTATTGATAATGCTCCGACGGTTTTGATGATAAATATTCATCGTCAATTGACTTCTTACACGCTCGCACAAAGTGCTTGCTGGCTTGACATCCTTCAGAATACGGTAAATATTCTGGCAACTTCTCAAACTCCTCAGGCATGTCAAATATGTCTTGCTCGCTAACAACTTTAGGCTTGTCCTCGGTAACCTCTTTCCCATCATCTTTAGACCGCTTATCAGAGGGCTTGTCACTAATAGGCGTAATTGTTTCAGTGACAATCTTTCGCACAACTTGCTCACTGGTATTAATCCCAGTTTCCGGCTGATTCTTACTCTCCATGGGTACACCTTCCTTTCACTTTTACTTACGGGTTTATCCAAATACTTACTTACATAACCAACGGTAGCACCGGGCGACTTAATTGGAATACCAATATACTTACCTTCTTCAACCATAACCTCCGGCCATCGAAAGCCTAATTTACCATAACAATCCGTTAGACACATACGCACCGCAATAGGAGCAGACTTGCCCCACTTCCAAAACCGCTTATAACTATCAATTTCACGACGTACAGCTTTACCACACGCACGATTAGGGTCATAAAAACCCTTAGGCAACGCTTTACAAAAATGTAAAACATGAATATGCAACCGACCTGTTTCGCTTCCTTCTTCCACTACTGCAAAATAAGAATGATAATCTTTACCAATTCCACCGCGAACAGACCCAAAACTAGCGATAGAAACAGCACGATCAAATAAACGAACATAATCCGACCAAACTTTCGACCCAACAGCAAATACTTTTTCATAATATTCATTCTCCACTGTTAAGGTATTAAAAATGGGATACCATCCCTCTTGAATACGCAACTCACATTCTAACGTAAGACGAGCATTTAAATCTGACTTCCTGTTCGCATAATTCTGGCGACTCGCTTCCTCCAGAATACCTTTCTCAATCCTTAACTGATTATATGCACGCCTAACATCCGGCCTTTCGCATATACTTAATTCACGCTCAAACTGTTTAAATCTACGTTCATAATTAGCTTTTCGCCTAACATTACGACCAAACAATTCATCCGCATGATCTGAACTCCTTACTTGATACCGTTTCCAAGAATCCTTAATAATTTGCAACTTACTGTTGCAAATAACTGAATTACTAACAAGGCGATATAGACAGTCCAACTCAGAAATAAGAAACTCAATATTAAGAATGTCCCAAATACAAAGGCCACGCTGACGAATATTGCGTGGCCTGATAAACTCTAACTGGCGTTTAAGATAATTAACACGACGACACATAACTGTACGCAGAGATAAACCTTCTGCACTTTGAATATAAGATATAGGTATACTTAACATATAAAACATTATAACTTGCTTAAAATAAAACGCAATAAATAATGATTAAACTACGTATAAATACTTATATAATAAAGTGTCCGCTGATGGCGGACTTACGAAAAAACCGGCCTAAATAACAGGCCGGTTTCTTCGTCTTTAGAATTAAATTAATAACCTTATTGATTAACTGCACCACGCTCTGCACCTGAATAAGGCCCCGACATAAAACCACCCGAAGGCGGTCTAGACTTCATAAACCGACTCATACCAACAGCTGAAGCACCAGTAACAATAACTTTTAAACCTTCTAACCATATCCTAGCTTGTTCATTAGTTAATCTTGCTTTGTTCATAGCTTCGCTGACCAAACTTTCCTGTAAACGAGTATTATTCAATATATTCTCACCTGTGCGAACAACTCGCTTTAGATATATGTCCTCTAACACTAACTTAGATTCCATATTTAACTTTAGCTTCTGAGAATTCAACAACTCCCTTTGTTGCTTTAAATTAGTATCATAAGGATTCAAATGCCGACCAGCAAAGTCACTCATAACATCACTACCATACTGTAATCCAGCCACTTCTCTATCCTTCTGAACATTCATACTCGCGATCTTTTCCTGCGTCTTATTATTAGCTTGTGCAATACTCTTTTGTGTAGATAACTCTGCACCTTTAACCTTCAAGGCATTATCTGCACCAATAGACGCTGACTGAGTAGCACCAACAGGGTTACCTGCTCCTAACTGCTCCCACGGTGTAGTACCTGGGAACGCTGAACCGTAATAGTCCTTTGCTTGATCGCCTAAATCTTGACCAGTAGGCTCTTTCTTTCCAAATAACTTGCTGATATGAGGCATAGCTAAAGGCAACATAGTACTAAATATGTCCATAGTAACCCCCTTTTAATAACCTGATGGTGAAAACACCGATACTTCATCATAATTATTTCGTAAATCAAGATACGCTTCAAACTTAAGCGTGGTTTCATTAGATGAAGCATTATTTTGTATAACAATTCCCGCAAACCAAGGCCTATTTAAATCAGTTATATTAGCTTGAACATCATTCAGCAAATCGGGGTCAATATACCCTACTATCATTTCACGCCATGCTGTGGCGAACCCCTGAGCTGTTGAAGCCGTAGCCGGAACTATTGACGGGACAAAAGGCAAAGGAATCCAATTCTCAGAAGCATTATCCGCTATATTAGCAGAACCAACACCAACTGAATCTCCATCGATTCGACCGAAAACAGGGTAACACATGACTTTTATAGTAGCATTAGTTTCACCCCTAAGCCATAAACCACCGCTAAAATTGTATAACAAAGAACCTTGTCCAATTTCGTAATTAGGTTGCAAGAAAACACCCAAACAAATACGGGTACCAGCTACTATCGTCACATTACCTGCCAAACATTCAAACTTACCACTCGCATGTTGCAAATCAATATTGCTATCATTCGTATACGGAAATAACGTATTGTCTTGAAGTGTACTATCGATTGCCGCTATTATCGTTGTGTCTACCGTATATATACTATGATCTTCAAACCACGTAGTACCACCCCTTGTCTGAGGCCTAATATTCATATTAATTATCTCCTTCCACTCATAGGATTAACCATCTGTGCTTTCATTTCTTCAATCTGTAAATCCTTAATACCTTGCTCACACTCCTCGAAACTTTCATATTTCTTTCTAACATCATATATGCCCAACGGGCACACCTGACACAAATACCACCTCTTTAACTCAACAAACCCATCCATTTCTCTAACAATAATAAACTTTTGCATAACATCTCCTTATTTTGAACCTGCGTAAATGGACGCTTCACCCGGAATTACAAAAGATTTCACATCTAAATTTAACTGACCGTATACCTGATAATGTAGTAACTCCAAAGACTTGAAAACAGGGTCATAATCATGTTTTTTAACGTAATGACTAGTGTTAAAACTAATAAGACTGGACTTAATAAAAGGCCATCCTTGAGAATTAAAAATACGACGATTAATTGATGGTGGCTCTTGACGTAACCAATCACCATAGGGAATCAATCCTAATGTAGTGGTATCAGTACTTCCAAGAATAAAATCGGTTTCCCTCAGAGATACAGGTGCTTCACTTTCCAAAACAAGAGGATCACCGATCAACGTCTTATA